ACACCCTCAAAATAGGTGGTTGTGAATATGGCTGTCTTTGTAGTTGCCATTAGCGTCGTCCAACCTTTGATTGCTGCATCAAATTAATTCCATACGCATACTCAAAACCGCTCTCAATCTTGATGAACGCTCGGTGAAAACGCGCATTGTTTCGGATGTTTGCAAAGCCTGAGGCGTTGAGTGTCACGGTTCCAGAGAACGATGCGCTGACATCTTGATCGTTTCTGCCAGAAAGCGCCATCGTGATCGTCGCGTTCCCTCTTGGTCGCTCAATAAACGGCCGAACCAGGCTGATAGAGGTTCTGGCTTCTGGATTTAATTGAAACTCGCCGGTCTCAAGGTAGGCGTCGATGTAATCAGTATTCGATTGCGCCTCAAATGCCGACAAATCATTGTTCGTGTCCATGACACCCAGCAGCTTATTAAGACCCGCCCAAACACGAGAGTCTAAACTATATGGCAGGGCATCAATGCTTGAACTTACGTTATCCAAACCTTCCAGCGTATAAGAAATCGCAAGCTCGCTTCCAAGCACATAATGGTCGATATTTGTTGTCCCAGCCTCCGCATCACGTGTATTTGTTCGGAGGACACTCCAGCGCGTTTGAGAAGTGGGAGAATAGTTGTAAAACAAGATAACATCGCTCACCCCAACCGGGTCAGCATTCACACTGGGATACGACCAGGCGATGATTTGCTTTTCAGGATAATGTGCCGCATTAACACGCTCAACATAGCTTCTGTCGAAGGCAATCGGACCCGAGCTCGCAAAGAAGCTCTCGTTAATTTTACCCTCGCCAATCGGAATGGATTGACGCCCATCAAACGCATAAAAACCATCGCTCGCGAGATACGCCACCGTGTCGCCAATCGGGATAATCGAACCCGGCGCATAAGCCCCCCTGTCATGCTCAACCAGGTCAAACTGGAAGACCAAAGGAGAACCAACATAGGTCATTCTGGTGATGGCAAATTCTTGGAAAATAAGTCCGTAGTCACCCCCGACAACGCCCGTAATCCACCCAAAATTGTTTCGCAAATTCTGCTTGTCTGATTGCGTTGTTGGACTCACCGTCCAGGCTGTAATGTCGTCAAACCCAGACCACTGAACACGCTGTGGCTGCTCGTTATCAACCGCATCATCCAAGTTCCCCAGAACCAAAAAATCTTTCACGATGCCAACGTAACGCGCCTTTGGCGGAGAACCACCCAAATTGGCAAAATTAGCACCCCCGAGTGTGTTCACCTGCACCGCGTCTGTGAAGTTTGTCGCAACGACCTGATTGCCCCATTGCGCAAACTCCCAGCGCTCTGTGGAACCGGTAGAATAACCACCCCCGACAGATACATCCGTCCAACCGTTGTTATTCAATTGATACAGCTTCGAGGCATTCCCAACATAGGTGTATGTGGTGCCCTGAGTGGCCAGGTCGCGAGCAGAGAATAAACCCTGTGCCCTGGCATCAATTTGAGAGGTCGTGAGGGCGTGCAATCCCGGAATCGGGGCATATCCCTTGTCTTCCGGTAAAACGCCTTCAGCGCGTGTTAAACCGTCGTTTAAAAGGGGCGGCAAATCGGGCTTGTATTCCCCCAAAAATTTCATGGCGGCTCCTAAAATTTAGTTGCTCTAATCTCACCGTGGCGGCCAATAAAATTCTGGGTAACCAGACGACAATTTTTCAGCGCTTCGTCTCTTGCCATTCGACACTTTTGTGCCATCTCAACATCCAAAATGATGTTGTTGTAAATCTGATATTCGGCTTCCATTTCGATTAGAATTTCGGCCTCTGGGTTGGTGGTGAAATCGTTGGTATCGCCATCTGCAGACAAGTCCGCATAATACTTCTCATACCAGATTTCGACCGCGTAGATTTGGTCCGGAATGGGGTAAAACCACAGCTGCGAATCAAACCAAGAATACGACAATGGCAGCCCAGGATTGTCGTTCACATTGCGACGAACCACCTGGTCAATTGAACGCTGGTCCACTTCGTAATAAGTGCCCCCATTATCGCGCAAATAAAAGTCGCCAGCCGTGCTGTTGTAAACAATCGTTACAATCTGATTGGCCAGCAAATCACCTTCCTGTAGCGCAACACCATTGGGGCGAGTTATATCAACTGCACCAACACTGTCTATATCCACCGTTGAGGCCCCAGTATTGGCATTGGCTACTTTGAAGGTAAAAGTATCGCCATTACTATAACTAGATGTGGCGGGACTCGTTGAAAACGCATAAGCATCGGCGGAACCGGTGTCCGTATTAATCGTGTCAGTGTTTTGGTTCAGCCGAACAAAATTAACAATTCTAATATCGGTTGGAAGCCCATCGGCACTGTCGTAATACTGCTGGTTTATCGCTGTTGAAAAATTCAATTTTTTGGCCGAAAACCACATGGGTTCCCGCGCGTATTTTCGAATCGCCCGATTGATTTCCCGGTTAACTTGAGTTGTTAAATCTGTGCGATTTAAATCATCCTCAATCTTGTCCCGCATTTGCAAATACGTGCTCATTGCTCATCCTTGTGCTTGGTTCTCATATGCGAACTCAAACCAGATTTGGTCTTAAAGGTTTTGCCGCAAATAATGCATATAAATAATTGCTTGGGCTCATCAGGCGCTACCGAGGCGGATTCCCGCCTAACTTCAGGCGCTTCCGAATTTACCGCCTCATTGATTTTTTCAGCATTTTCGACAGACTCAGGCGCTTCCGCCTTAACGACCGCCTCCCTGGCTTTTTCAGCCTTTTCGAGGGCGGCCTTCTTTTCGTCTGCTTTTTGCTGCTCTAACAACCAGTCACGCTTGGCTCTTAGGTAATTGGCCCTAACCTGCTGCGCCCGCCGATTTCTGCGATTGATGTTCAAGTTTTTGCTCCTCTTCCATGATCCGTGCCAACTTGTATTTTGGCATCAACACGCCCTTGTGTTTTGCTGCATGAACAGAAGACCCCATCAGCTCCTTCCATGTCGCCGCAGAGTTCATCATTCTGTGCTCATCCAGCCAAACCCCGGCATGCTCACTATCTTCGGTTTCTTTGAAGCAGGGCACACCCTGAGTATAGTGTATAAGCGACGCATCATTGCGGGGGGCATCGTAACCAACCAAGTGATTCCAATGGCTTGGTAGCTCGCCAATTCTGGCCTCTTCTTCAACCCATGAAATGCAATGTAAACGTTCTGCTTCTTCAACGTATTTCGGTACCAGCTTTTGACATCTGGCGTTATTAAAAAGCATCACAGAAGCCCACTCAAAACGCTTTTGGTTTTTGACAACCATCACGTCATATTTGTCGTCTGCGTAATCAAATAATTTCGCGATATCATCGATTACAATCATGTCCAAATCGAGGAACAAAGACCACCCCTTGAACCCACACAAATACGGCGCTAAAAAACGCGAATAAGTGAAAGGGGTTAGTCCCGTTCTCTTGAGGGGAAGCTGCTTCAACACAAGAGGAGTGATTGAAACGGGTTTGCTCGATCTAGCATAAATGCTCTGCTGCAACACATTCAAAGAAATGGGCTGCCGATGGTCATATCCGATAAAGATTTTAAGTGGGGTCAATGCTTCCATGAAAACTCCAAAAAACTACTAAATACTACTTGGCATCTGTCCCTGCAGTCTTGCCGCCAGCAACCCATGAGGTGCGGTCTTTGGGGCGCATGCAGTCCTGTGACAATGCTTTTTTACTGCTTGATAAACGGCCAACGTTTGCATTCTTCATGCTGCCTTTAGCCATCATTTTTGCGTCATTTTCAACGCCATATTTGCTATGTTTCATGAGGTACCCTCCGTGGTATCTGGTTTTTCAATTGAAAAGCCGGGGCGTTTCACTCCAGCTACTAAGTATTCTAGCACAGGTCGCTCATTGCTGTGCTTTTTGCCGATATTCGCCGAAAATGTAATCAATTCGAATCTTGGCAATAATGCACCCAACCAAAAGATTTCATTTTCCTGAATCAAGTGAGCGTTGCGACCATCTGCCAGTTTTTTAGCAGCCGGACCATTGTGAATCACCAAGAAAACACCCTTGTTACAAAGCGACCAAATGTCATTCAAAACATCATCCAAGCAACTTGGCTCAATGTGCTCCAATACATCAGTACACACCACCAAATCAGCCGGGTTCGGACGGCTGGAGTGCTTTTCAATTGCTGGATCGTATTGCTGAATATCAAACGGCATATTGGCCCCCAAGGTGCCCTTGCCGCAGCCATAATCTAGAACGCTTTGAGTGCCCATCCCTTCGGCTAAACTGAGCACATGATTGGCCCACTTTGAGCCATAAGAACCGTAGTCTTTTCTGTCACTGTGAAGCTGTTGATTGAGTGTTCTATATTCGTCTGAAATTAACATATGTTGACCTCTATAAATTGAATTCTTTTTTAACCATCTTGATGGCTTCGTCCATCACGTATCCCCACCCCGCATGCTCTTTCTGCCAGATGTTGGAGACACTCGAATACCAGGGCATATCGTCGCCATACACACCCATTTGCCAGATGTAATTGTAAGGGCAAAGCTGGAAGGTTCTCACATCCATAGCACCCGCCAAATGAACGATAGATTGCGGCACAGAAATGATGCAATCAAGCTTGGAAATCATTGCCGAAGTTAAGTCGTAATCATCGATTTCTTTTTGCCAATGATGAATGGTGTTGCCCGTTTTTTCTTCGTATAAATCGACATCCAAACGACCATTATCATCGTACTGAAGCGAGATAAAATTGGCGTCTATTTCATCAAATAATTTATCGAAAAATTTCATGGGGAGATGGCGGAAAGTTTTGTGGCTCCCATCGGTTCCCCCTTTCCAAGACAGCCCAATGTTGAGCTTCTTTTTGGGGAGTTTTTCGAACCGGTGAGCAACCGCTTTAACTTCGTTTTCATCCGCTTTTAAATACGGTTTGCCAGGGAAGTCTTCGGCATTTTTTCGGAAATGTTTTGCGAGCGAGCCAAGGGGGATTTTGTACTCGGCATCATAACGGCAGCACCAAGCCAATTGGTGATCTTTTCGAGTCCCGTAACAATCAATTCCCAGATTCGCGAACGCTCTTCTAAACATTCGATACAACCGCGGGTGACAATCATAAACAACCTTTTTCGACACCTTTGCTAAATCGGGCAATATGGTCGCAAACATGAGCTCATCGCCAATGCCCTGTTCACCGTACACCACGACGGTTTTATCGTGCTGACCGTCCCAGAATGGCGTCTCAGGTGCGCCTTCAACGTGAGCCTTGTAATGCCGACCCTGTTTCCTGGTTAAGCGCCGGTCTCCGAACTCATATTCGTAAAAACCAGTCTCATAATCGCCCAATTCTAAGCAAGCAAGCGCCTTGTTCCAGTGCGCGTTTGTGCAGTCAGGATTAACCTCTAACGCTTCATTTAAGTACCGGAGAGCTTCATTAGGTGAATGCATCCCAACGTAAGCAGACCCAATATTAGAAAGATAGTCAGATAGAAGGCTGTCAGCTCGCCCCTTAGCATCTTTCTTGAACTTCTCGGTACGCCCAATTTCAACGGCCTTTTTAAAAGCCTCAATCGCTTTATCCTGAAATCCCAACTTGCGATAAGAGCCGCCAACATTATTAATGGCTTCCGAAAAATCTTTCGCCTGTGCACACGCTGCTTCATAAAAAATAATCGAAAGACCGTGGTCTTCCATCTTCGAGTGATAAGCACCCCACAAATACAAAACGAAATGATTCCAAGGGGTCTTGTTGATAAGCAATTTTAGACGCGGTAATGCCTCGTCCAATCTATCTATTTTGATGGCGTCATGCGCTTCCAGCATGAGCTCATTTAAATCCGTGTAAGCCATACTTCTACATCCTGTAATAGCGTTACACAGATGATGACAAAAAGCACAGGTGGACGCAACTCAGGTCGAGGTCCGTTAACCTGAGCTACATCCAAAAGGTTTGCTAATTAAGCGTTGCCGTTTAACGTATAAGTTACGTTGATTGCAAGCTCAATAGCTGATGTTGCGGTTCCTGGAGTCGCACCACAGTACACTTTCGCGTATCTCGTGACCTGGCTGTCAGGGCAAGAAACAGTGAAAGGTAAAGCACCCCCAAGCGGGGTTACGGTGTAAGCAGAACCGATGGTGACCTGGCTGGCAAACCGAGAAATGGTTGTTGAACCTGTGGTCACTTCAATTCCGATATCAACCGGACAAGTAGCAGCACCAGAAGACCCTTGATACACGATTTCTGTGATTTGAGCTCCGTGAGGTACTTTAACCATTTGCACAGTCAAAGCATTCGCAGATGCTGTAATCGTCGCACCAGTGTATGTGAAGTCAGTGGCTTTCGAGATAAGTCCTGTGTGCGGAGTTGTGATGGGCACCGCAGACATTGCTGTAGCTGTAGAATTAGTCGTCATGATTACACTCCTCCATTTGCTAAGGCTGTAGTGTAGATGGTGATAACACCATTATCCTGACTATTGAACTGACACTTTTTCAAGCCCCAAATCATACCAGCTGAGACACCAAGTTGGTTACCATAATCAAACAGCTCTTGAGTCCAGCTAACTTTGCGTCCTTCGTTGTCTTGCCCGAAAGCCAAAGTTGCAGCTTGAGCACCACACATAACCGCGCGATAAGCGTTATTGCTATCAACTGGGATACGTGGAGATTCGTGCATGATAACCCCGTTGTACAAGCCTAAAGAGCCTGTGAAGATTGGGTTACCGGTGATTTCACCACCTTGTAGCGCTGCTTGCTGAATGTCGAACCATTGGCCAGCACTGGTGTTTGTTCTCATTGCCGATACTTGGTATGGGTGTAAGAACAACACGAAGTATTCGCTGCCGTTGATTAAGATTGGGCGCAGTGGGAAACCACTACCAGCCGCGTTGTTGTTCAACTTAGCTTGCTCTAACGCGTAGTCAATCATTGTGATGTCGAACACGTTACTTGCTGTTGCACCAGAAGACACAACAGAAGCTGTTGTTGAGCTATTGGCTAACACAACGTTGGTTGGTGCAACTGGGGTGTTGTTACCAGCTTGGCGAGTATCAGCAGTTGTGATACCACAAAGTTGGTTGAATCCGCCCAAGTCGAAAACACCAGCATACCAGTCAGACAATGCTTTTTGTTGCTGTTCAAGCACTGAGAAAGGAACACGTTGCTCGCTCATTTTACCGCTAGAGCGGACAGCATTTCTTAACTGGTCGATGAACAAATTGTCTGTATAGACATTCATTTGCTCTTCATTGCCCTCAAGCGTGCTGTCGCCTTGGATACCAAGAGCACTTAACTGAGCGCGTAATTGAACGGTGATTCTGTCTCCGGGACCTTTTTCTGTGTCGTCCAAGACTTGAATCATAGAGGAATCGTCCTCACCCATAAATCTATACAGCCAAGTTTGGCGTAGCGCCTCAGAGAATAAACGACGCGACCAGAGCTTGACGGCATTATCGGAGCCACTGCCCCACCCTGTAGTTGCCATAGTCAAATTCCTTTTAACTAAAAGTAAGTTACATATAGTATACCGTTTCTTTGCTCGGTCAGCATTCGAATTTAACGCATTCGGAGGCGGAGACGTGAGTGAGTCTTCTCACGGTTATGGTAAATATAGCAGATATTGGGGAATGGACAAAGTGAGTTCAAACGATATAGTTGGAGCTATACCGTTTGATATTGCGTGTGTTTGCGCACAGCCAAGACTCAATATTCTCGAGCTTCGGGAAGAGATTTAGAGAGTCGCCCAGGCTCGCGGGGAGCCTGGACTAGGCATTGGTTTACGTTAACCCGAACTCTATTGGCTGGTCAACCCTAGTAGTTCATGTAGTTGCGGTCTTTTTTTGCCTGACTCTTCATCTGAGAGAAATATTTGTCGAACTCATCATCGCTCATTTGGTCAATCATGCTGGCGTCTAGCTTGCTTGTGACGCTTTTAGATTTGGCGTTTGATAATGACTTGGCGTTTTTGAGCCCTTTCTCGACAGATTCGAGCTTAGAGGTTTGCGGGGCAGTCTTTTCGGGCACGGCATTCGGCGAATAACCCCGCGCGACCGCCATCTGGTATAAACGTTCTGCTGGATTCACGCCATCTTGCCACGCCCGAGACGCCAATGCTACCTCATCTTCTTGCAACATTCTAGAAGCTTCTTGAGCGGTATATCCGGCTGCTGTGTATTCTGTCATGCGTGAGCTTTCCAAGAACCGGTAAGCGTCTGAAAAGTCGGCCTGCTCTTGCGCAAACTCGTTGGCTTGCTGCTGGTAAGCAGACACGAATTGGCTCATTTGCTGTGCGCGTTTTTGCTCTTCTTCAACCCGTTTTTGATGCTCTTGTTGTTGCTTAACCGTGCGTTCGAGATTTTCGAATTGATGGGCATAGTAGCCCATGGGGTCTTCGTCTTTGTCCGGTATCTGAACCTCAGGTTGTGCTGGGGCTCGTACGTGGCTCGCCAATTGGTCGAGTTGCTGCTTAAGCGCTTGGGTTTGCTCTTGCTGCTCACGTAGTTGCCTTTTCAGTTCTAGTCGCTTTGACTCTGCTGCGCTATAAGCTTTTTCAAAGTCTCGCTTCTTGCCTGTGTTTGCACCTTCTGGTCGATTATTGCCTTCTGTAACATCACTTGCGCTGCTATCTGGCGCTGTTTCGCCATCATCGGCTGCATCAAGTCCGCTGCTAGGTTCGCGCTGCTCTGGCTCGGGTTCTGGTGCTGCTTGAGCGCTGTCAGCGGGCTCATCTTGTCCAATATCAACTTGCTCATCAGGTGCCCCCTGTGTTCCCTTTGAATCAAAAAACTTTTGTTCATCTTCTGTTAAATCTGCAAATCCCATGTGACCTCCGTGTCTAGGCTATTACTTCTTTGGTGTCAGCATATCGACGATGCCTTTTACGCGATCGACTGCACCACCTTTTGTCTCCAAATCTGCCAATGCTTGCTCATGTTCAGACTTGGAAATATTGAGCGCTGATTGTGTTTGTTTTTGTGTTGTATCAGCTTGTTTGTTTGCGACTTCTTGCTCTTTAAGAGCGGTCTCAGCTTCTGCAAGTCTGAGCCGCAATTCTTCTACCTGCTGCGCCACAGGATTGGGTTGTTTAGCCTGTTCAATCTCTTCTTTCCACGACGCAATAAGCTGCGACGGGAGAGGCGCATAGTCCAGTACGGCTTCCGGGATTGGAATATCTGACTGCTGTAAGAGTGGAAAGAGCGTGACGAGACGGTCGAACACCAACTGCCTTTGGTTTGGCGACGTCGGTGATTCATCGACAACGATGTCATAACGTAAGTTTTCGGGCATTTTTGTGAGTGGGACATATTGGCCTAAACCCTCCCCGACTAAGCGCACCAAACGCCCATCAGATATGTATTCTTGAATGAATTCTGCCAGCACTCGGCCCTGTTCTTTTCGATAGCGCCTTAAGCTGTCAAAGAAGTCCGCAACAACGGTAATGCCGGCCTGTTTTCGTTGCATTTCAACAACACCAGATTGCTCTCTGTCGACCATGCCCAGCATCTCTAAATTGACGCCGACAAGTTCGTTAATTCCAGTTACTGCGTACTGCAAAAGCTTATCCAAGCCGACCGGGAACCCGGGGGCAACTTTGTCGCGAATTTTATCAAGCATGTCTTCATTAACATACGTAATTGAGGTTGTGGCAAGTGATTGTTCGGCCTGCCTTGGGTCTTGAAATGCGCCAATTTCTGCGAAGTATCCACCCTTAGCATTGCTGTTTAAAATGTGCATGATTTGGGAGAGCCATTTATTCGCCCAACGTTGCGGGTCTTTCATGATTTCAACGAGTCCAAACCAAACGTTATTGTGGTGGTCTGTTAAGCCCGTAATCGCTCTAAAAGTAAAACGGTTTACTGGGCAATCCCCATGCTCTAAAAGCACGCTACCGGCCACAAAAGCTTGCTTGTAGCGCTTGCGGGTTTGCTTGGTATAACGGGTTGCCACCATGAGAATTTCTTCGCGTCTTTTTCGAAATTCTTTGGGCTCAAATTCTTGGATTTCACCCCCCGGTAATTCGACTCTGTAGTAAGCCTCTCGCTCCCAATATTGGTATTGAATTACTTCAATTGTGTGCTCTTTATCTTTCTGGTTTTTATCACTTTGGTCATTGATGTACCAAGGCGCCATGGTGTCATCATGGGGTTGCATGCCTTCTGGATGGTCAGTGAAATCAATGTCTGCATCTAACTCATCGTAGGCGTCGGGCCAGATTTGTTTGAAGTCTTTTCTGTCGTAATATTTAACGCGCGCAATCCAAGAGGCGTCATCTAAATTTCGCTTTGCAGCACCCGGGTCGTATTCCATGTCGAGCGGGTCAATTCTGTCGATTAGAATCATCCCATCTGGGTCTTGTTCGTAATCCAAATGCGTTTCTGTCCAACCGTATCCGGTCATCAAAGCATCTTTAAACGCTTGCGACTCTTCGTCTTCCGCATCACACAAATCTCGCACCCATTTTGCAGCATCATTTAAAATATCTGACTGGGCTAAATCATCGTTTTGGCGCGGGTAATAAGTCACCTCTTGGCGGTTCTGAACTTCCAGTCCAGCCACTGCATTAATGACGCGCGGAATGCGATTAAAAACAACAACAGGGCGGTCTTCTTCCCGCAGTTTTGAAACATCTTGCGAGTCCCATTGTTGGCCCGCAAAAAATTCATAAGACTCTCTTGCGTTTTGCTTCCACTCGGTCAAATGCGTGCGTGATTTTTTAATATTGGCTTGTATTTCTTTTACGAGTGCAATATCAGAATCAGAGCCATGATAAGGGGCTGCATCGTCCTGCAAAACCGCTTCATTGTCTGTTGCTTTATCAGCTAAATCAACCATTTTTCATCCTTGAATTTGGTTCAGTTTACGCGCCCCAACCGCTGCCAGTTGAACGCTGAATTGGCCTGCCCCGTGGGCTGTACCGTTGCGGGGGTTCGATGTATTTTGGCCATACCGCTTTTAAATCTTCATCTAATATTCTAGCAAGACTATCTAGCATGTCATCATGCTGGCCGACCGGGAACGCTAAATATTCTTCATTGATAAACACATCAGTTAAGTTGTGTGTCTTGCGCTCATAGTCCGTTTTGTTGCAAGAATTTGGCAAGTATACGCGCCCCTCTTCAAAGATGGGAATCATTGCGCGTATTCTATCGTTCTTTGCAACCTGCCCTTTCAACTCTACCATCTTAAAATTGTAGTTTGTTCTGCGCGAAACGTCTTTAATATATGCAATGTCAGCTTGCATGCCATAGCGCTCATACCCCACCATTTTTGGCCGGTACTTGCGATGCAATCGAAACAGTTCATCCCCGCGTTCAGTTAAGCTTAGTCTATCGCGGGTCCACTCTAACACATAATAATTATTGTCGCTTGCCAGCCCAACAACAGTGAACACTGTGTAGTCTGATGTTTTCTTTTTCTCATTCGCCGGGTCAACCAGAATGTAGACGTTCATGTTGTCCCACAAATAGGGGTCATAGAACTCCAGCCATTCTTTTTTGAAGCCCTGTGTGTCATCTGCAATCGGGTTTAACAGCTGCTGCGAACTGAACGTATATGGGCCCTGGTTCTTGCGCTTCTCTGCGAGCTCTTCTTTTGACAAAAAGACCGGCTCACCATCCATAGAGCCATCGACCGTTGCGGGGTGCAATCTGGGCTTAACAGAGCCACGGTCCATCATGACTTTGTAAGTATCCGCATAATGGTAACGCGTGCCGATATATCTATAGATGCCGCCATGTGTGCCCAAATTCAAGGACAACTCCCAAGCTTCTGTTGTTTTCTCAATCATCTGCGTTGAGCGAACGTTATCAATCGTTACAACATCATCGTAAATCATCATGAAAAAATGCTTGCCTGTGGGCATCCCATCTATCATCCCCCAGGCTTCAACCGTGGCTTCTTTTGGGTTGGATTTTCGCTTCACAATGATGCCCGAATCCAGCGACCAAACGGGTGCTTCTTTGCTCGGGTTTTCCCATAACACATCGGGGAAATGGTTGCGCAAAACTTCATTGATTTCGAACTCGCGTTTTATCTGTGCGAGAAACTGTTTAGCAAGCGGACGAGTGCATGAAAAGATGCCAACGGTTGGTTCCACCCCCCGCCACTTTTCAAGCGCACCATCGCCATGAGAGGCGAGTATATCTTGAATTGTTTTGCCGAGCGTAATAATCGTGCTTTTAT